GAAAAACATCGGATGAAACAATAGTTTTCGAGCTGTCAGACCGAGAGCGAGAAATTGTCAACGAATTAGGATAATTTACAAAACAGACGAAAAGAGAGGTGGTGAGGCTTGGCTGAAAAATATGAACTAGCAAAACAGGATTATATGAACGGCATGAAATACAAAGACATTGCCGACAAATATGGCGTTAGTCTCAACACTGTCAAGTCGTGGAAGAAGAGATATAACTGGGAGCGAAAAGGGTGCACACAAAAAAAGAAAAAGGGTGCACACAAAAACTCGATTGCGCAACTCGGGAACAAAAATGCGACAGGAGCACCAAAGGGGAACAAGCGAGCTGAGAAATTTGGGTTCTTCTCTAGATTCCTTCCGGATGAAACTCTAGAGATTGTGACCGCGGTTGAGCAAGCCGATCCACTCGATTTATTGTGGCACCAGATACAGCTTGCTTATGCTGCTATCATAAGAGCGCAAAAGATCGCTTATGTTGAAGACCAAAGAGACAAGACAGTCGAGCAGGTCGAAGCTAAAGCGGGGGCAACAGTGGGCTCAAAATGGGAAGTGCAGCAGGCTTGGGATAAGCAAAATAACTTTCTTAAAGCACAAGCTAGAGCCCAGGGCGAATTGAGGAACCTGATTAAGCAATATGACGAGATGCTGCATAGGGATTGGGACCTTGCTACAGAGGAACAGAAGGTGCGAATTGCGAAGCTTAAAGCTGAGACGAGCAGAATAGGTGGAGATGATGAAGTTGAGTTCTTAGATGATATAGAGGGGGATGTATATGGCGATAATAAGGCGTAAGACAATCCCTTTTAATTTTTCCGAAAAGCATAAGGAGTACATGAGGCGGACCGCTGAATGCATGTATAACATTGCAGAAGGAGCAATAAGAGCGGGCAAGACCGTGGATAATGTGTTTGCCTTTGCACACGAGCTTAAGAGCAGCAAGGATAAATTGCATCTTGCTACTGGATCTACTGTCGCAAATGCCAAGCTTAATATTGGCGATGCGAATGGCTTCGGGCTTGAATATATATTTCGCGGCCAAAGCAGATGGGGAAAATATAAAGACAATGACGCACTTTTTATAAAAGGACCATCAACAGGTGGCAGACAGAAGGTTGTAATCTTTGCGGGCGGTGCGAAAGCAGATAGCTTTAAAAAGATTCGAGGCAATTCGTACGGAATGTGGATTGCTACAGAAATCAATTTGCATCACGATAACACTATCAAAGAGGCATTTAACCGTACTGCTGCGGCAAACAAGCGTAAATTCTTTTGGGACTTGAACCCAGATAATCCGAATGCTGACATTTATACCGAGTATATCGATAAATATTCAGAGAAAGTGGAAAGAGGGGAATTGCTAGGTGGATACAACTACCAGCATTTCACTATTGATGATAACATTAACATTTCAGAGCAAAGACGAGCCGAGATAAAGAGTCAGTATGACCAGACATCGATTTGGTATAAAAGAGACATTCTCGGATTAAGGTGTATAGCCGAGGGGCTTATATACAGGAATTTTGCGGACAATCCGAAAAGGCATGTTTGGACGGAATCAATTCCTCGAATCATGAATATCTACATCGGAGTTGACTTTGGTGGAACAGGTTCCGCGCATTCTTTTGTTGCAACTGGAATTACATCGGATTACAAGAATGTAATCAGCTTGTTATCGAAGAGGATTCCGTGTACAGACGCCGAGATACCTCCCACAATGCTAGAGGGAATGTTCTGTGATTTTGTTCATGAAGTCATTAACCGATACGGTACCGTCAAAGACATATTTTGTGACAGTGCAGAGCAAACGCTGATTGCAGGTTTTAGACAGGCATTAAGGCAAAACGGACTTGGATGGATACGCATTCATAATGCGTTGAAAGACGAGGTTAACAACAGAATAAATCTTACCGCCAGACTGATGGCTCAGGGGCGGTTTTTTTATGTCGAAAACTTGAGCGAATCGTTGGTGCTAGCTTTGAGTACGTGCATTTGGGACCCAAAGGAGAAAACAAAGAACGTAAGGCTTGATGACGGAACGAGCGACATAGACTCACTAGATAGCTTTGAGTATACAATCGAGCGTTTCGCAAAGAGATTGATAGATTATTAGGAGGCAGTATATGTTTCATAAGATAATAGAGTGGATTAGAAAGGTGTTTAAAGAACGTGCAGCACAAGGAGAGGTCCTTAGCACGATTGTTTTAGACGACAAGACAATCGATTACATAGAGCTGTGGTCTGCGATGTATGAAGACAAAGCACCCTGGACTAAAGGTGATGTGACAAGCACAGGTATTCCCTCTGCAGTGTCATCGGAGCTGGCGAGACTAGTTACGCTTGAGATGGAATCAGAGATCACCGGAAGTAAACGTGCTGATTTCTTAAACTTGGCATACCGAAAGGTTTTATCGGAACTAAGGGTTCAGACGGAGTATGCATGTGCGCTTGGGGGGATTATACTCAAGCCTTATGTACAGGGCGATACAATATCCGTTGAGTTTATCCAAGCAGACAGATTTGTTCCTACTGGATTTAACAGCTCTGGTCAAATAACATCTTGTCAATTTGTCGAGCAGATTGTTCGTGATGGCAAGATATACACGAGAGTCGAATCACATGATTTTGATGGAAAGTATTGCATTATTCAAAACAGAGCATATGAGAGCAAGCAAAAGGGCGTGCTTGGTCATAAGATAAATTTGACTGATGTTCCTGAATGGGAGAGCCTTGAAGAAAACACGACAATTAAAAATGTGCCGGGCGTATTATTCTCATACTTCAAAATTCCACAGGCAAACAACAAGAATAGGCAAAGTCCATTCGGAGTGTCCGTCTATTCGAAGGCTGCCGAACTTATTAAGCAGGCTGATGAGCAGTGGGCACGTATCATGTGGGAGTTTAAGGGTACAGAGTTAGCTGTCGACATGTCTGAGTCTCTTTTTAGAAAAGACAGCAGTGGAAATGCTATTTTACCATCAGGTAAAGGAAGATTGTTCCGTCAGTATAGCATAGATATGGGATTATCCGAAAAGCCTTTTTATCAAATTTTCAGCCCTGAGATAAGAGACTCAAGTCTGTTTAACGGCTTTAATCAGATACTAAGACGCATTGAGTTTGCATGCGGTCTTGCTTATGGGACATTATCGGATGTACAAGACGAGGACCGAACGGCTACAGAGGTTTTGTTTAGCAAACAGAGATCATATTCTTTCGTATCCCAGATTCAGGAGTCGCTACAGAACGCACTAGAGGATTTAATTAAAGCGATGGATGTATGGACGAGCCTATACAAGCTCGCGCCAGCAGGAACATACGATGTGTCGTTTAACTTCGATGATAGCCTGATTGTTGATAGCAAGACAGAAAATCAGCTGATGATGCAAGAGGCTACATCCGGACTAATTCGAAAAGAGATCTATTTGATGAAAAGGTATGGCGTAACAGAGGAGCAGGCAAAAGATATGCTGCCTGAAACTGTGAGAACGCCTGAGGAAGAGTAATGCTTAGCCCTGAATACTTAGCGCAGTGTACATCTTTCTTGCTTGGAATGATGGATTTGATAAACGAACAGCTTGTTGCAGACATTGCGAGACGAATTGTTAAGACAGGTACATTAACCGAAAGTGCACAGTTTGAGGCGGAGAAACTAACGCAGCAAAACATACTATATAAAGATATTGTTAATAGCATATCTAAGGTATCGGGCTTGACGGAAGCTGAAATTACTAGAGTCTTCGAAGAGGCTAATTTTGAGAATATGGAAAGCGAGAACCTCAGAGCTGCAATAGCAGGAAAGACACCTATAGATCATGCGTCAAATGTTGCGATGGGTAACTTGCTATCATCTCATATAAGAAAGACTAAAGGCGTGGTTAAGAATCTTACGAGGACTACTGCTAGTCAAGGACAAAACGCCTTTATTAACGCCGTTAATCTTGCCAATATGCAGGTAAACTCGGGCGCTTTTACTTATGATTTTGCTATTAAAAACGCAATCAAGCAGGTCGCAAAATCAGGACTTACTGTACAATATCCCACAGGCCATATCGACAAGCTCGATGTGGCAGTACGCAGGGCAGTGCTCACCGGAGTAAATCAATCTTCTGCCGAACTCAACATGCTATACTGTGATGAAATAGGTACGGATTTGGTAGAGGTTACCGCACATTCTGGAGCGAGACCGTCGCACGCGGATTGGCAAGGCGGAGTATATAGCCTTAGTGGAAAAAGTAAAGGGTACGGTTCTTTTTATGACATTACGGGCTACGGTACGGGCGAAGGACTTTGTGGGTGGAACTGCAGACACAGCTTTTATGCTTATTACGAAGGGACTGAGAGAACTTACTCGAAGGAATACCTAGATAGTTTGGATAGCAAAACCTATGAATATGATGGAGAGACATACACTAATTATGAAGCAGGACAGAAGCAGAGATCATATGAAAGAGCAATTCGAGCAGAAAAGAGATACTTGGCTGGCTTGAATTCTGCTTACAACGAGACAAAAGATGATACCTTAAGGCAGAGCCTAAAATACGAGATGGAGAGCTCTGCGGTTAATTTAAAGCGCAAAGAAGCGGAGCTGAAACATTTCTGCAAGGCCACAGATAGGCGCGTCGATACGACTAGAACTCAAGTTCATGCCGTAAAGGATGTGTCCGGCAAGATTGTGGGATTTGATAGAAGCGCCGCACAAAGAGCAAGAACTGTAGCTATTAAGCACCATACAGATTGGTTAAAGTCAATAGGAGCGGAAAGCAGCGAATTAAAAGTGCTTGACAAATACTATGATGCAAAATATAATAATTCTCCTGCCTACAAGAATTTAATAAATTATAGATTTTTAGTAAGTAAAGGAGAAATAAGCCCATTACTAAGTTATAAAGTGTATGATGCATATAGTAGAGCAGTGCAAAATAATTTGGTGGGGGTGCAAACTCCGTTGGGGTTGCAGATAGAAGGATATACATCTCATTTTGTTGGAAGAGTGATTGGGCATTCGGCACTAAACCGGAAATACAATAGACCCGGCGTTTCTATAGAAGATTTACTTGATTGTTTGAAAGCGGGAAGAGTAGGAAAAGAACAAGTAAACAAAGCGGGAGAGCGTAGCATTCTTTTGAAAAATGATAAATGCAATATATCAATTAATCCGGATACAAAAACATTGATTCAATGCAACCCAAGAAAACTCGTTAAAAGATAGGAGACAAATGTATGGAAAGTGTTTGGAAATATAAAGCAGAAGATTTTAAGTATCTACAAAAATATTTTGATGTTGACTTTTTGAATAGCGACGCGAATATTCTAGACGCACTATATGAAAAAATAATTGAAGTGGGTTTTGATGATAAGTTAGAATTTTACAATGATGAGGGTAAAAAGCTCCAGGAAATATATGACAATATTTACTATATGAATTAGAAAGGAGTACCCCATGCCAAAGGATGATTATTTCAGAATAGTATTTGAAATCTTAAAGGACCTGTATGTGGCAAAGAAGAAGGCTGAACCGGTCAGTCTGATTGAAATTAGTGCAGATAATCTAAAAATACCGCAAGGATATAGAGATACAATCTTGTCCGAAATACTCGAAGCTGGATACGTAAAAGGCTTTAGAATAAAGGAGTATATTAACGGAATTCAAATAATGGACTTGGAAGATATAGACATCACGCCTGTGGGAATTGAGTATCTGAAAGAAAACAGGATGATGAAAAAGGTAATGGAATATCTGAAAACCATAGGCGAGTTTATCCCAATGATATAAACACACTCAGGCAGGGTGTGTTTTTTAGTGAACANGCTTGAAGCCGGATACGTAAAAGGCTTTAGAGTAAAGGAGTATATTAACGGAACTCAAATAATGGATTTGGAAGGTATAGATATCACGCCTATGGGCATTGAGTATCTGAAAGAAAACGGGATGATGAAAAAGGTAATGGAATATCTTAAAACCATAGGTGAATTTATCCCAATGATATAAGACACACTCGGGCAGGGTGTGTTTTTTAGTGAACAAATAACGATACTTAAGGCAGCTATATAGCTGTCTTTTGTTATACAAAAAAATTAGCTTAGTACAGGGCGTAATCATGTACACGGAGGAGAAGCAACCTCGTATAAAAGCGTACCGAGAAAGGAAAGCATCATGAAAAGAGAAGTTATTGAAAATCTCCTTAAAGGACTAGGAGTAGCAGAGGATAAGGTCAAGGAGGCTGTTGATACTATCATGACCGAAAATGGTAATGACATCGAAAGATATAAAACCTCAGAGACTAACCTTAAATCGCTGCTTAAAACTGCGAACGAGACACTTGAGAAGTTTAAGGATGTCGATATCGATGGGCTTAAAGGTGAAGTGCAAAAGTACAAGGA